CTCCCCCACCGAAGTCCCTCCCCCCGCAGACGAAATGCCTGGTCACGGGCCTGTGGCGGTCGTACGCCGAGAGGGGATGTCGATCTTGCTGCGGGACGACGGCGACAACCCGGCCCGCACCCACGTCCGCGTCGTCCACGGCAAGCCGGACGCATAGAGCCCCGGGGCGGCCCGCGCCTGCCAGCTACCGGCCGCCCCGGTCCCCATCCCAACGAGGAGACAGGACCGCCATCATGGCACTCGGATTCAAGAAGCCAATCAGCAAGGACGACCCCCGGCTGAAGGGGCGCCAGACCACCTACCAGGCGTCGCGCGGCGGGTACTTCCCGCCGACCCAGGCGCAGCGCGCGAACGAGAAGACGACCCAGCAGCAGGCTGACAAGTAGCGCCGACCGCCACACTGGACCGCAGGGCCCCGCCGGTGAATCCCCCGTACCGGCGGGGCCCACCCATCTCCTGTGCCACCATGCCCCCTGAACCACGCACCGAGTCCTAGGGGGGACCATGCGCACCACCACCATCACGCTCGCCACCGCCGCCGTACTCCTCACGCTCGCGGGCTGCTCCTCGTCCAACGACGACGCCGCCCCCACCGGCAGCAGCGGCACCCCGGCCCCGAGCGCGCCGGCCACCAGCAGCCAGCCGACCCAGCCCGCGCCCAGCACCCAGCCCACCACGGGCGACACCGCAGCCCTGGAGCAGGCCGTGGCGGAGTACACGGACGCGTACTTCGCGGGCAAGGCCAGCACCGCGCACCACATGCTGTCCGAGCGCTGCCGAGGCAAGATCAACGAGCTGCTCTACGGGACGGTCGTGAAGCAGGCCGCGAAAAACTACGGGCCGGACCACCCGGCGACGGACATCAAGGCCGAGGTGTCGGGGGACATGGCGCGCGTCTCGTACAAGATCAAGGGGCTGCCGAAGTTGGACCAGGCGCAGCAGCCGTGGGTGCGGGAGGGCGGCGCCTGGAAGTACGACGCCTGCTGACCCACACCCTCACCGCCCCGTCGACCTGTGTCGGCGGGGCGTCGTCGCACCCAGCGGATTGCAGACCCCAAGATCCGAGACGGCCCGAAATCCGTATCTTCCCCACCAGGGAGGTAGGCGGTGCCGACGGCGGAGAACCGGGACACCGGCCTCGTGCGCGAGCACCAGGCCGTGCTCCTGCGTGCCCGTGACCGGCTGACCTTCCGGCAGATCGCCGAACGCCTCGGCTGCGACGTGAAGAACGCGCACAAGGCGTGGAAGCGGGGAGTGGAGGCGCTCGCCGCCGAGGCTGCCGAGGCGCACCGCCAGTACCTCGGCGAGCAGCTGGCCGTGCTGGACGTGGCGATCACCGGCCTGATGCCCAAGGTGGTCAAGGGCGACGTCCGCTCGAATGAGGCGCTGGTGCGGCTGCTGGACCACCAGGCAAAGCTCCTCGGCCTGTACGCCCCCGTACGCGCGAGCGTCACCGTCACCGACGAGATGACCGCCCGCGTCATGGCCCTCGCCGACGAGATCGCCGCGCTGGGGGACCGATGACCCTGGACCCCGAGCAGCTGCGCGGACGCCTCCAGACCCTCACCCCCGAGGAGCTGGAGATCCTGGAGGCCGAGCTGGCCGCCCGCCTGTGGCAGAAGCGGTGGGACCGGTGGAAGCCGTACCCGTGGCAGGTGCCTCCGGCCGAGGTGCCGACGCTGGGCTGGTGGCTCCAGCTTGGCGGCCGCGGCACCGGCAAGACGGACGGGTGCGCCCGCTACATGGTGGAGCACGTCAACGGCCCGGCGTGCGATCCGCGGCTGCGCGGCGGCCACCGCATGGCCATCATCGCCCCGACGCAGGGCGACGCCGTGGAGGCCTGCGTCAACGGCCCGTCGGGGTTGCGCGCCCACGACCCGCGAGTGGTCCTGCGCACCACGGCTGGCGGTACCTTCGCGCGCTGGCCCAACGGCGCTGAGGCGAAGCTGTTCGGCGCCCACACACCCGACGACGTGGAACGCCTGCGCGCCGGCGGTAACCGCTGCCTGGTGTGGATGGAGGAGGTTGCCGCGCAGCGCCGCCTCAAGGAAGCGATCACCCACAGCGAGATGGGCCTGCGCATCGGCCCGAACCCCCACTACATCGGCAGCACCACGCCGAAGCCGCGCCGGGAACTGGTGGAGCTGAAGGCCAGCCCCAAGGTGATCATCACGCAGGGCCGCACCCGCGACGCGATCCACCTGCCCGAGGAGATGCGGCAGCACCTGATCGCCAAGTACGCCGGTACCCGCATCGAGGCGCAGGAGCTGGACGGTGTCCTGCTGGAGGACATCGAGGGCGCCCTCTGGTCGTGGGCATCGCTGGACGCCACCCGGGTCGGCGCAGCCCCGCAGTTGGCCCGCGTCGTCGTCGCCATGGACCCCGCCGCCACCTCCGGCGACGAGTCCGACGAGATGGGCATCATCGTGGCCGGCCTCGGCGCCGCGTACCTCCTGGACCGCAACGGCTTCCAGCGGCGGCACGGCTACGCCATCGACGACCTGTCCGGGCGGATGCCGCCGGTGGAGGCAGCCCGCAAGGCGATCGCCGCCTACCACGAGCACCGGGCCGACGCGATCGTGGCCGAGGTCAACAACGGCGGCGAGTGGATCGGCACCGTCGTACGGCAGATCGACCCGACCGTGAACTACCGGACCGTCACCGCCAGCCGCGGCAAAGCCACCCGGGCCGAGCCCGTGGCCGCGCTCACCGACCAGGGCAGTGCCCACATCGTCGGGTCGCTGCCCGAGCTGGAGGAGCAGCTGACCACGTGGGTGCCCGGCGACGACTCCCCCGACCGGCTCGACGCCTACGTGTGGGCCCTCACCGATCTCATGCTCGCGCCCGCGGGCAACCTCGCCGCGGTCGCCTAGGAGGACCATGAGCAGCTACAGGAACCGGGCCCTGCGCCGAGCAGCGGAGACGCGCGCCATCAGCCTGGACAGCCTGCGCGAGCGGACCCCGGTCACCGTCGCGTCCATCGGCGGGCAGCAGTCCCTCTCCCTCGCCCTGGACGCCGAGGCCCGCGGCTACGCCAACAGCGCCGTCGCGTACCGGTGCGTCGCCGCCATCGCCGACAACGGCTCCTCCGTGCCCCTCGTCGTGCGCCGGCCGGACGGCGAGGCCATCGAGGGACACCCGGTCGCCCACCTCTTCAACAAGCGGCCCAACTGGCTCATGTCCGCCCGCGTCTTCAAGTCCCTGCTACTCCAGCAGCTGGAGCTGGCAGGGCAGGCGTTCGTGTGGCTAGACCGCGGCGAGACCGGCCTCGGCGAGATCACCGAGATGCACCTCGTGTTCGACCAGGTCGACGTCGTGGTGGACAAGCCGCTCGCGCAGCGGCCGACCACGGCGAACCTCGTCGGGTTCATGATCCGCCGAGCGGACGGCACGCAGGTCCCGGTGCTGCCCGAGGAGATGCTGTGGCTGCGCTACCCGCACCCGTTCGATCCGCTCGGCTGCCTCGCCCCGTGGAAGGCCGCCCGCCACGCGGTGGACATGGACGCCTACGCCCGCGAGTGGCAGCGCTCCTCGTACGCCAACGGTGCCCGTCCGACGGGCGTGGTCTACCTCGGCGACATGAACGAGCACGAGTTCAACACCGTGCGCGCGTCGTGGCGCAGCAGCATGCAGGGCCCGGAGAACGCGGGCAAGACGTTGTTGGTGCGGTCGGAGCCGCGCGCCGGCGGGAGCGGCAGCGGCATCGGGTTCGAGCGGCTGACGTTCACCCCCGAGGAGATGGCCTACCTGGAGTCCAGGATGGCCAACGCGGCTGAGGTGATGATGGCGTTCGGGGTGCCGCACGACTACCTCGCCGCTGGCACGACCTACGAGAACCGGGCCGCGGCCCGCGCCACCCTGTGGTCGGACACGATCACGCCGAAGCTGGAGACCATCGGGTCGGAGATCGACCTGCGCATGCTGCCCTCGGACACCGAGGAGGCCGAGTTCGATCTGTCGACGGTGGCCGCGTTGCAGGAAGCGCAGGACTCCGTGGCCAACCGGACCCGGGCCTCGGTGTACTCCGACACTCTGACGATCGACGAGGCGCGCGCCGAGCTGGGCTACGACCCGCTGCCGGGCGGGATCGGCGCCCGGACGCTCACCCCGTACCGGGCGCAGTTCGCCCCCGTGCAGGGCGCGGCCGGCACCGACGAGGCCCGGTCGTGGGACGCCGACTTCTCCCGCCTCGTGCAGCCGACGCCCGACGTCGACACCATCGTGGCCCGCGCGGTGGAGACGACGCTCGCTCGGCTCCTCGGCGGGCAGCCGACGCAGGTCAACGGCCCTGCGACGCCCCGTCGTCGGGAGCTGACGCGCGCGGACGACGCCCCGTCGTCACCGTCCCTCACCGAGATCAACGCGGCGTACGACGCGCTGGAGGGCGAGGGCCGGGCCGCGGTGCGGCGCCTCGCCCGCGAGCAGGCCGAGCGCGTGCTGAGGGACTTCGACCGGCTGATGAAGCGGCCCAACCGCAGCGCGGCGTGGCTGGAGGAGAACCGCGCGCAGGCCTGCGCCCTCGCCCGCGAGCAGCAGCTGGTGCTCGCCCCGCCGGACCCGGAGCAGGTGCCGGCCGCCCGCCTCACGGACATGGACATCGCGACCGGGCCGGAGGGGTGGGAGGAGCGCATCAAGGCACGCGATCTGTTCGACCCGCGGTACTGGCGGCGCCGCACCGGGGAGGTGTTGCGGCCGTTCGTGGAGAAGGTGTGGCGGCGCGGCGGCGCGTCCATCACCGGGTCGTTCGACCTGGACGAGCCGGCCGTGGCGAGCGCCCTGGACGACCGGATCGAGGAGCTGGCCGGGCAGATCACCGCGACGACCGAGCAGGTGTTGCGGTCGCAGATCCTCGCGCACGGCGTCGCCGAGGGCGAGTCCATCCCCGAGCTGCGCGCGAGGTTGCAGCAGGTCTTCACCAACCTGTCCGACTACCGCGCCACGATGATCGCCCGCACCGAGACCGTGGGCGGGTACAACGCGGCGTCGTGGCTGGCAGCCCTGGACGCCGGGGCCACCCGCAAGACGTGGCTTGCCACGGCCGACCAGCGCACCCGGGAGACGCACCGGCAGGAGAACGGCCGCACGGTGCCGATGAACAAGCGGTTCACCCTGACCAAGTCCCGGTGGCCGGCGGACCCGACCGCCCCGGCCGCGCAGTCCATCCAGTGCCGGTGCGCACTGACCTTCGAGTTCGAGGAGTCCTGACCATGGCGACGCTGCTGCGCGGCGAGGTCCGCGCCATCCTCCAGCCCGCCGGTACGGCGCAGTACCAGGGCGCGTACTGCCCGCCGGGCGTCCCGTTCCGCGAGGTGCGCCGGGGCCCGTTCGACGGGAAGGCGGACATCGTCGTCCGACCGGACGCGGACGGGGAGTTGCCCCGGCTGATGACGTTCGGCAACGGCCAGGTCGTGTACGAGTACGACGGCCGCGACAAGAAGGGCCGCGCCGTCTACCGGTACGCCCCGAAGCTCAGCAGCTCCCACCAGGACGTGATGAACGGCGTGGCCGAGGTCTACGCCGAGCACGCACTGAAGCAGGCCAAGGAGGGCCGATGACCGAGATCGAGTTCCGCCTCTTCGACTCAGCGGAGTTCCGCGTCGGCGAGGACGACGACGGCACGTTCGAGGGGATCGCCTGCCAGTACGGGAAGAAGGACAGCTACGGCACCACCTTCCACCCGGGCGTCTTCCGGCGCGGCATCGACAAGGGCGCCTACGCCTACCTGTTCATGCACAGCCCGTTCGACCCGATCGGCACGTTCCGCGCCGAGGAGCGGGACAGCCACTTGCACATCGGCGGCAGGTACGACGACACCGCCCGGGGCCGGGACGCGCGGGTGATGGCCCGGTCCGGGTCGGCTCGGGAACTGTCTGTGGGGTTCGTGCGCACCGACCTGCCGGACTGGAAGAAGCTCGCGGAGATGAGCGACGAGGACCGCGACGACACCCTGAACAACATCAGGGCGGCCCGGCTCGTGGAGGTCTCCCAGATCACCGCCCGTATGGCGGCCGTGCCGGGCTCCAAGTTGAAGACGGTGCGGTCCGTACTCGGCGCGCTCTACACCGAGGCGGGCGAGCCGACGCTCGCCGAGCGGCTGGCCGCCTACGACCGCGAGCACGGCCGGGACTCCGAGATCGCCTACAAGGTGGAGCAGGACCGGAAGATGCAGGAGCGGGCCCGGCGGGCCGCGGTCCTGCGACTCACCACGATCGGGGGCGTGTGATGGCGAGGCGGTTCGTGAGCAAGGCGCAGTGGCGGGCGATGTTCGCGCGGCGCATGCCGTTCGCCAGGAAGTGGGCGCACCGCAACCAGGCGTCGCAGCCGTACAAGACGCTGCCGCAGCACCACGGCGGGCGCGGCCTGCGCGGGCGACGACGCAGGTAGACGCCCGTCGACACTGCGGATTGCAGACCCCACCCGCGCGCGTGTCGCAAGTCGATCTACCCTCCACCCATCCGGGCCGCTCGCACCGGACGTAAAAGCCGCGAGCATGCCGGGCGCGTTCCACCGGCCGTGAAAGACGGACGCAGCACCCCATGACGCATGGGCGGCTGCACGCCGTCCACGGACCGGAAGGAGCAGCACATGGGCAACTTCGCCCGCGTCCGCCCCATCGGTCGCCGCAAGGACGGCCGACCGATCTACCCCATCAAGGGCGGCGCCCCCACCCTGATCGAGCAGCGCGACGAGATCGTCCGTCTGCTCCAGGACCCGAACTTCGACGGCGACGTGGCCGAGCTGCTCCAGCGAGCCGACCAGGTGGCCGCGCAGATCGAGCAGGCGCAGCAGCGTGACGCCCGCCTGCGTCAGCTCCAGGGCCTCGTCCCGCCCGGTGACCCGCAGCCCACGCCGGGCCAGCGGCAGCAGCCCGGCATGCAGCCGGACGACCAGGGCAACCCGCACCCGGTCACCGCGGCCGAGGCGTTCGTACGGTCCGCCGCGCTGGAGGCGTTCCGCGCCAACGGCAAGCAGGGCAAGTTCGCCGTGGAGTGGGACGGCCGCGCCGCCCCGGCTGGCACCGTCACGACCGGCACGCAGCCGCCGCAGAACACCCGGGTGCCGGGGATCATCCCGCAGAACCCCGACCTCCCGCTCCTCGTCGCCAACCTGCTGGACCGGCAGACCAGCGACGGGACCACGCTGGAGTACATGCGGGACACCTCGGGCCCACAGTCCACGTGGAACAAGGCCGCGGTCGTGGCCGAGGGTGCGGACAAGCCGAAGAGCGGTCCGTTCACCTTTGACCTCATCACCACCACGCTGAAGACCGTCGCGCACTGGGTGCCCATCACCCGGCAGGCCGCCGACGACAACGCCCAGCTGATGGGCTACATCAACGGCCGTCTGACGTACGGCCTGGAGTACAAGCTGGACCGGGAGATCCTGACCGGCAACGGCACCACGGAGATGCAGGGCATCCTCACCACGCCCGGCATCGGTACCTACCAGCCCGGCTCTGGCTCGACGGACGCCAAGCTGATCACGGTCCGCAAGGCCAAGACGCAGGGTGAGCTGGCGCTGTACCCGCCGACCGCCGTGGTCATGAACCCGATGGACTGGCAGGACATCGAGCTGGACGAGGACGCGAACGGTCAGTTCCGCGTCATCGCGAACGTGCAGGACCCGGGCGCACCGACGCGCCTGTGGGGCCTGACCGTCGTGACCACCGTGGCCATGGCCGCGGGCACCGCACTGCTCGGCGGGTTCCGCACCGGCGCCACGCTGTGGGAGCGGCAGGGGATCACGATCCTCATGACCGACAGCCACGCGGACTACTTCACCGCGAACACGCTGGTCATCCTCGCCGAGCGTCGCGCCAACGTCGCCGTGCATACCCCGGCCGCCTTCGTGAAGATCACGTTCGCTGCCGCGCCGTAACCCCCGTACGGGGCGCGGCCGGGGACCGCCGGCCGCGCCCCTCCCCCCTGCCAGCCACCTCTGTGAGGAGCAGCCTCATGGCCGCACGCAGCAAGAGCACCGACGAGACCCCGGACATCCCCGAGCAGCCGACCGCCGCCGTGGTCCGCACGCAGGAGTACGCGGCGGGCGAGGGCTGGGACGTCGGCCAGACCGCCCCGTCCGACGCGTTCCGCGCGTTGGACGCCGCCGGGACCGGCGAGCCCACCGGCCCGGTCGTCCACTCCCACCCCGGCGGCTACGCCCGACAGATCGTCGCCAAGGGCCAGGTCATCACCGAGGGCGTCCGGCGTGAGCTGGACGCCGCTGAGGACACCGGCGAGAGCGAGCAGGGCTGACCCATGGCGTACTGCTCCATCGAGGCCGCACGCGCAGCGGGGTGCACCGGCACGGATGCCGAGGTCACCGCGTGGATCGCTGCTGCCCGGGAGCGGATCGACGCCTACACGCAGCAGTGCTTCGAGCCAACTGACCTGGTGGTGGTGGCGGACGTGGCGCCGACAGGACTGGTCATCCTGCCGCGCCGCGTCCGCCAGATCACCGCGGTCATGCCCGTCCTCGCCGCCGACGACGGCCCGTCGCTCCCGTCGTCGGCGTGGCGCGTCACCTCGTCTGACGTGCTCGGACAGATCGACGCCCTGCACCTGGAGTGGGGTGGCTGGGACGACCTCGTTGTGGGGGCCGAGTCGTACAACGGCGGCTGGCTCGGACTGTGGGAACGCTGGGGCGCCGAACAGGTCAAGGTCGTCGGCCAGTTCGGGTACGCCGAGACGCCAGCCCTGGTCGCGCAGGCGTGCGCGCTGCTCGCCGCGCACCTCCAGGGGCAGGCCTCGCCGTCCGACCCGGCCGCCGCGGACGGGGGCCTGGACGTGGACGACGAGGGCAACAACGTCCGCATCGAAGACACCACCGACGAAGCGTCGTCGCCCGTCGTCTCGGCGTCGGCGTCGACCGGATCGACGCAGGTCGACGCCCTGGTGGCGGGCTACCTCAACCGCGGCCACTCCCTGATCGGGGGTGTGTGATGGCACGCTTCCGGTCCCGGGGCCGTCTGCGGCTCGGCACGCAGGTGTCGACGCAGATCAACACCCGTCAGTACGAGCGGGGCCTGCGCCGCTACTTCGGCGGCATGTCCGACGATGTGAAGCGCGCCGTGGACCGCACTCGCATCGACGTGCAGAACGAAGCCAGGCGCAGGGCGCCGGTCGACACCGGTCGGCTGCGCTCGTCGATCGTGTCCCGGGCGGAGGGGTCCGGGCGCAGCGTCGGCTACGTGATCGGCACGAACGTGAACTACGCGGCGGCCGTGGAGTACGGCACCGCCCCGCACGTCATCAAGCCCCGGTACAAGAAGGCGCTGTACTGGCCGGGCGCCGCGCACCCCGTCGCGCAGGTCAACCACCCCGGCACCCAGGCGCAGCCGTTCCTGCGGCCGGCCATCGAGCTGACGCCCATCTTCTGGCGGGCGCACGCCTCGCAGATCGGGAGGCGCTGATGGCCGCGACCACGGCGGGCGCCATCAAGGCCCGTTTGGAATCGCTCCAGTTCGGCGTGCCCGTGTTCCGCGACGGCCCCCGCGAGGGTCAGGGCCTGCCGTTCATCGTGGTGCAGGAGGGCATGCCCGCCGGCCTGGACGCCACGGCGAACGGCGACTTCGGTGACCCGGACGCCGAGATCAACATCGTGGAAACCGTGGTCGTGGACCTGGTCCAGCAGGCCCGCGCGAAGACCAGCGCGACCAAGACCCGGACCACCGAGCGGTACGGGCTGGCCGAGGCGATCGCCCACGCCCTGCACGGCTGCCAGCTCCCCGCGCACCCCGCGCCCGTGCACGCCGTCCGCGTGCAGGACATCGACCGCATCCCCATCAACGACAACCGCGTCCGGCACTCCATCACCGTCCAGGTGCACCGGGAGCTGCTGCGCAGTGAGGTGGTTCCCCAGTGACCGTCATGTTCACGCAGATGCCCCGCGAGGCCGTCATCAGCTACCTCGGTGGTCGGTGGCCGGCGCGGCCCGGATCGACGATCGAGCGCGTGGCGTTCCTGTCGGAGACGGCGGCCGGCGGCGTCTCGGTGCAGGAGGGGTCCCGGCCCGGTACCACGTGGTGGGTCGTGGACGGGTGGATCGTCCCGCAGGACGCGGGGCCGCTGCCTCAGCTGGAGGGCGACGAAATGCGCACCCTCCCCGAGGAGGAGCCCGAGCAGCCGCCGTACACGCCCGGTCCCTACTCCGTCGACATCACCGACACCCCGCCCGAGAGCTGAGCCGGACCCCGGCACCAGGAAGGACAGGACATGCCCATCTCGCGAGTGACGAAGCTGTACGCGGTGGAGGACTGCAAGATCTTTCCGCTGCTTGCCGACCCCGACGGCGGCACCCCGTCGTACGGGGCGGGCATCGACGTGCCCGGCATCAAGTCGCTGGAGATCAGCGGCGACATCGAGGTCAAGGAGCTGCGCGGCGACAACGGCCTGCTGGACAGCGACGCGGCGATCTCCAACATCACCGTCTCGTGGCCGCACGCCAAGCTCAGCCTGGACGTGCTGATCGCGCTGATGGATAGCACCGTCACCGACTCCGGCACCACGCCCAGCCAGAAGTCGCTGTGGAAGATGAAGCAGGGCGCCAAGCCGCTGCCCTTCAAGCTGGAGGGCAAGACCCCCACGTCCGGCGGTGACCTCGTGGGCGGTGACGTGCATTTCCGCCTGCTGAAGTGCGTCATGTCCAGCTTCCCCGGCCTCGGCCTCGCCGAGGAGGACTACCGCACGATCGAGAACGAGGCGCGCTGTGTGCCGCTCATCTCCACGGGCGACTGGATCGACGTGGAGATCAACGAGACCGCGACCGCGATTCCGACCGCGGCGACGCCGTGATCCCCGGGCCGGGCGCCGCCGCTCGCTCCGCGCCCGGCCCGGCCCCCTCCATTCGCAGGCCGAAACCCGGCACTCACGTAGGGACCCCATCACCATGACCACTGGCCTTGACCTGCTCGCCGAGGGCGGACGCGTCACCCTCACCGACGGCACCGAGGTGCCGCTGCGCTACAGCTTCCGCGCGCTCGCCCTGCTGGAGGCCCGCTTCGGCAGCGTGGCCGCCGTCCAGACGGCGATCGACAGCACGGGCGAGGGCGCGGCGTTCGGCCCGCTCGCCCAGATCATCGGCGCCGGCACGGTCGGCCCGGGCGGCTTCGAGCCGTACATCCGCGAGCACCAGGACGCCAAGGGCAACCGGCACGTCAGCGACATCACGTACCGGCGCCGCACCGACGGCGCGAACCTCGATGACCTGTTGGACCCGGGCCGCCTGGACGAGTACACCAAGGCCTTCACCGCAGCGCTCGGCCGGGCGCTGGAGAACCGGAGCGCGGGGGGAAACGGCGGCGCCCCGGTGGAGACCGTGACGCCGGGGCTGGAGACGACGGCTTCCCCTGGGACGAGTACCACTACCTCGCCGTCGGTGCCCTCCACATTCCTCCCCGCGACTTCTGGGACCTGACACCCGCGGTGCTGCTGTCGCTCGCCGAGCAGCACCAGGCCGCCCACCAGACCGGCGGCCGCCGTGAATCCGAACCCGCCGACGGCGCTTCCCTGCTGGGCTTCGCCGCGATGCGCCGTACCTGACCCCGAGGAGGTGACCCAGTGGCAGAGGACATCAACCTGCCGAACTTGATCAGCCACCTCGCGGTCAACCTGGACGGGCTCCAGGGCACGGTGGCCGACGCGCAGCGGCAGGGCTCCAGCATCGGCGCCGCGCTCGGCGGCGGCGTACAGCGCGAACTGCGGGATCTCCTCGCGCACCTGCCCGAGGTGCAGATCGACGGCGACAGCGACGAGCTGGACCGGGACCTGGCGCGGGTGCGGCAGGAGCTGTCCGAGCTGCGCGACCAGCGCATCGGCGTGGACATCTCCATTGAGGACGCGCTGCGCCGCATTGGCCAGCTGACGCCCCACATTCAGCGGCTGTCCGACGAGCACCCGGACATCAACGTGCAGGCGTCCACGCGGCAGGCCGCGCGTCAGCTGGCCGAGCTGCTGGCCGCGGCCCGGCACGTGGATGACACGGATGTCGATATCGACGTGCACGTGGACGAGGAGCGGCCCCGCCGCCTCGCGGGGATCCTCGGCCGGATCGGCGGCATGGCCGGGTCGATCGGTGGTGTGGCTGCCTCCTTCGGCCGGGTGGCGGCCGCGGTCGGTACCGCTCTGCCCGCGGCCGGGGCGGTGGCCACCACGCTGGCCAACGTGGCGCCGGCGGCCGGTGTCGCGGCCACGGGGCTGGCGGCGGTGCAGCTGGCGTCCGGCGCGGTGAAGCTGGCCGCGGTCGGCATGGAGGACGCGCTGTCGGCCGCGCTCGACCCGTCGAAGGCGGAGGACTTCAACAAGGCGTTGGAGAAGTTGAGCCCGTCGGCACGGACGTTCGCGACCACCGTGCGGGACCTGTCGCCGCAGCTGCGCAGCATGCAGCAGGCTGTGCAGGAGGAGGTGTTCCGCGGGCTCGGCGCGAACCTGGAACGCACCGCCAAGAGCGTGCTTCCCGTACTGCGCACGAACCTCGTGAGTACGGCGGGCGCGCTCGGCGACATGGCGGCCGGTGTGCTGGGTGCCGGCCGGGAGTTGGCCGACGAGGGCACCTTGGGCAAGGCGCTGGGCTCGGCGAGCACGGGCCTGCAAAACCTCGCCGGGGTGCCGGGCATCGTCGTCAAGGGCCTCGGCCAGATTGCGGCAGCGGCCGGGCCCAGCTTCGAGTCACTGACGCTGGGCGCGGGGAAGGCCGCGGCCGGGATCGGTGATCGGCTCGGCAAGGCGTTCGAGTCGGGCGCCATGCAAAAGGCCATCGAGCGCGCGGTGGAGCTGCTCGGCCAGCTGGCCGCCGTGGGCGGCAACGTCGTGGACATCATCGGCGCTGTCTTCAACGCGATGCCCGCGGGCGGCGGCGGCATGCTCGGCGTCCTGCAGAGCATCACCGGCGAGCTGGCGAAGATCGCCAACTCCGAGCAGGTGCAGACCGCGCTGCGCACCCTGTTCGAGACGATGGGCACCATCGGCGCCACGGTCGCGCCGCTGATCGGGCAGGCGCTCATGGCGATCGCCCCGGTGGTGTCCGCGCTCGGCCCCCCGATCCAGACGCTGGTCACAGCGTTGGGCACGGCGTTGACACCGATCATCGGCGCGTTGGGGCCCGTGCTCCAGGCGGTGGCCGTCGCGGTCGGTCAGATGCTGGTGGCCGTGACGCCGTTGCTGCCGGTCATCGGCCAGCTGGTGTCTGCGCTGCTGCCCGCGCTGACCCCGCTCCTGGCCGCGGTGAGCGCCATCTTCGCTGCGGCGGCCCCGGTCGTCAGCGCGCTCGCGGTGGCCCTGCAAACGGCGCTGGCGCCGATCCTCGCGCAGCTGCCGGTGGTCGTCGCGCCGTTCGCGCAGCTGCTGCGGGAGCTGGCGCAAACTCTGTTCCCGGTGCTGGCCAGTCTGGTGATCCAGCTGGCGCCGAGCCTGGCCACGATCGGCGCCGCTTTCGGGCAGCTGTTCGTGGCGCTCGGCCCCCTGATCACCGCCGTGGGCCAGCTCGTCGTCAAGATCTTGCAGGGGCTGATGCCGATCATCCAGCCGCTGATCAGTCTGATCGCCGGGCTGGCAGGCATCGTCGCCGATGTGCTGGCCTCACGGATCACGATGATCGTGATCCCTGTCGTGCAGGCCCTGACCGCCTTGTTGTCCGGGGACTTTTCCCGCGCCTGGCAGATCGTCAAGGAAGCCGTGGTCCGCGTCGTGGCGGCCGTGGTCCAGCAGGTGGCCAGTATGGGCCGGGCCGTCGGGCAAGGCGTGACCACTGCGGTGGGCTGGATTCAGGGGCTGCCCGGCCGTGCGATGTCTGCGCTCTCGTCGCTGGCGTCCAGTCTGGCCGGGCCCGCGATCCGGGCCGGGGCGCAGCTGGTGTCCGCGATCACCACCAAGATCGGTGAAGCGGTGACGTGGGTCAAGGGTTTGCCCGGGAGGGCGAAGGCGGCGCTCGGGTCGCTGAGCGGCGTTCTGCTCGGCGCCGGTAAGGCCCTGATCCAAGGCTTCATCGACGGCATCAAGGGCATGATCGGCAGCGTCAAGTCCACCCTCGGTGACATCACCGATGGGCTCACCGACTGGAAGGGCCCGCCCGCCCGGGACGCGAAGATCCTGACTCCCGCGGGCCGCCTGCTGATCGAGGGATTCATCCGCGGCATCACCGGCACGACGGGCAAGCTGCGGTCCACGCTGGAGTCGATCACCAAGGCGCTGCCCGCCAACGTGCGTACGGGCATCGGCCGCACGCTGGCCCGGGCGACGGCGGAGCTGGAGAAGCTGACGAGTCGCCGGGACGCGGTGATCAAGCGGCTGGCCGCCGCACAGAAGAAGCTGACCGACCTGGTCAAGGCGCGCGACAAGGCGTCCTCGGACATCCGCGAGGGCATCCTCGGCGAGGCCAACATCACCTCCGGCCACGCCGACGTGAACTCCGTCAGCGCGATCACGGTGGAACTTCAGCAGGCACTGAAGGCCAGCCAGGCGTTCCAGGCGAACATCACCCGGCTGAAGAAAGCAGGGCTGCGCTCGGACCTGCTCCAGCAGATCGCCGACGCCGGCGTGGCCGGCGGAGCCGCGACCGCCGCCGCGCTGGCCCGGGCCACACCGGCCGAGCTGCGCCGCATCAACGACCTCCAGGCGCAGCTCGCCAAGAGCGCGTCCGCGACCGGCGCCACCGTGGGCGACGCCCTGTACGGGGCGGGCGTCCGCGCGGCGCAGGGCCTGGTCGCCGGGCTGCGGTCGCAGGAGCGGCAGATCGAGGCGACGATGCGGCGGATCGCTCAAGGGATGCTGACCACGGTCAAGAAGGCCCACCGCACCCACTCGCCCTCGCAGGCGTTCCGCGACATCGGCGTCATGGATATGGAGGGCTGGCGCGGCGGCGTCCTCGCCAACGCGGCCAAGGTCGTCGCAGCCGCCCGCACGGTCGCGGCGGACATGCTCGGCGCCGCGTCCGGTGTGCGCGCCTCGCTCGCGGTGACGCCGACGGCTGGCCAGCTGGCCGCCGTCTACGCGGGCCCGGCCGGACGCGGGGACCAGCACAACACGTTCAACCTGTACGGGAGCGAGGCGAGCCCTGACGGCATCCTGCGCGCGCTGTCGTGGCAGGGCCTCGTGAGGGGGGCGTGATGGCGCAGCAGCGACTCGGCCAGATCCAGTGGGGCTCGCTCACGTTCGGGCCCGGCACGCCGTACACGGTGACGGCGCTGGAGGGCCTGGACGACTTGCCCGAGATCCGCGCGCAGGACGTGGAGCGGCCGGGTCAGCACGGCGACTACAGCGGCCCCGACTACACGGGGCCGCGGATCGTGCAGCTCAAGTTGGGCTTGCGCGGCGAGAGCCCGGACGATCTGCGCGCGCTGAGCATCGCCCTGCGCAACGCGACGCAGCCGCAGGACGAGCCGCAGCCGTTGCAGTTCCCCGGGCAAGGCGTGATGGTGCTGGCCAAGGTCCGCAAGCGCAGCATCCCGTACGACGCCGAGTACCTGTGGCGGATCGGGGACGCCGCGCTGGAGTTCTACTGCCCGGACCCGTACGTGTACGGGATCACCGAGCAGATCGCATCGACGACCGCGTACAGCCCGGCCGCCGGCCGCACCTACCCGCTCACCTTCCCCCGCTCGTACGGCAGCGCGGGCACGTCCGGGCGGGTGATCGCCGTCAACAACGGTGCCTCGCCCGCCTACCCGGTCCTGCGCCTGGACGGGCCGGTGGCGACCCCGGCGATCGAGCAGGTGACCACGGGCGGCTTGCTCACCCTGGACACCACCCTCCAGGCCGGGGAGTACGTGCTGATCGACACCCGGTCGCGGGCGGTGCTGTTCATGGGGACCAGCCCCCGCCGTACCTGGGTGCGCGCGGGATCCATCTGGCCGGTGCTCCAGCCCGGTCCCAACGAACTGGCCTACCGCGGCGCCGCCCTGTCGGGCGCGTCCGGTCAAACGTCCCTGCTGACCGTCACCTGGCGCGACACCAGCCTGTAAGAGAGGAGGGCCCGTGGCCCTGATCCAACCGCCGACCTGGATGCAGGCCGGCAGCTACCCGGCCCGTAACGACCGGCTGGCGCTCACCGCTCTGCTGTCGTATCCCGGCGTCGCCGTGGACGAGGCGACGCCGCTGCGGATCCGGCAGGGCGTCAAGCCCTCGTACCAGAACTACCAGCTGAAGGTGAGGCCCGCGGCCACACCGAACATGACGGTGATCGTGTCCGCCGGGTTCGCGCTCATCGACCAGCACGACACCGGCGGGTCCGGCACGTACGTGTGTGTCAACGACGGCGACGTGACCTTGACGGTGCAGCCCGCCGGGGGCGCCGGCCAGTACCGCAAGGACACCGTCGTCGCCTCCGTGTACGACGCCGAGTACGTGGGCTCGGCGTCGGAGTGGCGACTGGAGGTGATCCAGGGCCCGTACGCGGCGTCGGCCGGCGCGACGGTGCGCGGCACCATCCCGCCCAACGCGCAGATCCTGGCGGACATCTCCATCGGCCCGTCCCAGACGAGCATCACCTCGGCGAACATCGGCGACGTCCGGCAGTACACGGTGGCCGCGGGCGGCATCGTGCCGGTCGGGTCGAACAACGCCCCGACCAGGCTGCACCCGGGGCAGGTGCAGTACCTCACCGACACCGACGTCTTCCGGTACGGCAAGCAGGACGGCACGCTCGGCATCCTGCGGGAGGACACCGGCTGGGTCACCCTCGCCCTGCCCAGCGGCTACACGACCTTCTCCGCCAACGCCTACCCGGTGCAGATCCGGAAGATCAACGGGCAGTGCTTCCTACGCGGACGCATGAACCGGACGGCCGGCGTCATCCCCGACGGCACCACGTTCGCCGGGTTCATCCCCGCCGGGTACCGGCCGCTTCAGTCCGCGACGTCGTACCAGGACGTGTGGGCCGTGGGCGGCACCAGCTCGAGCAACGTCACCGGTATGTTCCGCTGCGAGATCACCGGCGCCGGAGACTTCCGCACCGTCGGCGCCATCGGCTCCCAGTGGATCGGCTTCCCGTCCTGCACGTGGTGGGCCGACTGATGCGGCACACCTACACGTACCTGTTCTGCGACCTGCGCACGGACACCGTGCTCGCCGAGCTACCGCTCGCCGAGGTCACCTACTCCTACGAGCTGACCGGGATCGGCCAGCTGTCCGGGACCATCCCGTACAACCGTGAGACGCTGCCGCTCGACCCGGAGACCGCGAGCACCCCGGGCCGCACCGCCGTGTACGTCGACCGTGACGGCGTCCTCGTGTGGGGCGGCATCGTGTGGACCCGCCGGCCCACCACCGGCGGCAAGCAGATCCAGGCCGCCGAGTTCACGTCGTACTACCAGCACCGCTACGTCCAAAAGACCCTGTCCACGGACACGTCCCTGCTGCTGAACCCGGCTTACGTCAACCAGGGCGGCCAGCGCCTGTACACCGACCAGAAGTTCATCGTCTGGTCTCTGCTGCGGTACGCGCAGGACCAGCCCGGCGGCAACATCGGCATCGACCTCAACCCGCTGACGTCCCCTGCCGACGGCATCAACCGCACCGTGACCTACTACGGATACGAGCGGCCCGAGATCTACAAGGCGATCGCCGAGCTGGCCGCGGCCGACGACGGGTTCGACTTCGGCATTGAGGTGGGGTGGACGCCGTCCGCGAACAACCAGCCGCCCACCCGCTTCCGGCGCGCCCGCACCTGGTACCCGCGCCGCGGCCGGCCGGTATCCCAGTCCGGGCTGGTGTTCACCAAGGGCGGCGGCCACGGGGCGATCCTCTCGTACGAGTGGCCCGAGGACGGCACGTCACTGGTCACCCATATGTCGGGCCTCGGCGCCGGGACGGGCGAAGCGCGCATCGTGCGCACCGCCACTGCTCAGGACCTGATCGATTCCGGGTGGCCGCTGCTGGAGGGAGTGGCCACCTATGACGGCGTGGTCGACCAGGCGCAGGTGCAGGGCATGACGAACGCCGACCTTGCTGCCCGCTCGCAGGCCACCGTGCAGCCGACGTTCGAGGTCGCGGCCGACGCCGACCCCGAGTTCGGCTCCTACGAGGTCGGCGACGAGGCGTGGTTCGTCATCGATCCGGAGCCGCTCAGCCCGTCCGGGCGGCGTGGCGTACTGCGCATCGTCGGCATCCAGAACACCGCCGCGAACGGGCCCGAGCGGATCCGTCTGACCTGCGTGGAGCCGTGACATGCCGAAGACCTACCGCAGCCCCGACATCCTGCACCGGCTCGCCGCCGTAGAGGACCAGCTGGCCGCGCTCCGCCGCAGTGGCTGGGTCAGGGACGAGCTGCCGTTCTACCCGACGTCGCTGCACGGCCTGGTCTACGAGGACTCCACCTCGTTCACGACGCTGTGGGAGACGATCCTCGCCCCGCGCACCAGCCGCCTGGAGCTGGGGATGGTGTTCATCGGCGACGCCGTCGGCGCCGCGAACACCGGCGGTGAGTGGCGCGTGCAGCTCGACGACACCACGGTCATCGCCAGCGGCAGCGTCCCCGCCACGTTCAGCTTCCTGCTGGCCAGCGTGACTCTCGACCTCACCCCGTACCGGAACGCCACCCAGCTGAAGGTGCAGATCCAGGTCCGCCGTACCAGCGGCGCGACGACCGGCGGCCGGTACGGCGGCGGCGGCTCGATCGGCGGCGCCCCCCGCTACGCACGACTCCTCTGAAAGAAGGCACGCCCATGGCAACCCCTCTCACCCCGGACCAGTGGCTGAGAATCCTCAAGGCCGAAGGTGTCCGCGTCGTGGAGTACCCCGGCTGGCGCACCCGCGAGCGCGACGACGAGACCGGCAAGCCGTTCGGCTCCGTCCACATGTTCCTCAACCACCACACCGCGGGCTACAACTCGCGGGACGTCGTCGCCCGCGTCGGCGTGCCCGGGCTGCCGGCGCCGCTCGCGCACGTCTACCTCGCGAAGGACGGCACGGCCACGATGTGCAGCGCTGGCCGGGCGAACCACGCCGGGCTGATGGCGGCCAACGCCTACGCCTCGTTCCGCGACGAGCAGTCCACGCATCCGGCCCCGTCGAAGGCGTCGGGCACAGTCGACGGCAACGACGTCGCGTACGGCATCGAGACGGAGAACCGCGGCGACGGCAAGGACGTGTACCCGCGGGCGCAGTACGACGCCTGGGTCCGGATCAATGCTGCCGTGTGCCGCCACCACGGGTGGACGGCCGAGTCGTGCGCTGGCCACCTGGAGACGTCTGTGGAGGGCAAGGTCGATCCGCGCGGGCCGGTGGAGGGGTACGGCACCCGCGGTCGGTTCACGTTCTCCATGAAGCAGTTCCGGGCCGACGTCGCGGAGCGGCTGAAGCATCCGGCGTCGTGGTCTCCGCCCACCTCCCCGGCCCCGGCCCCGGCGCCGAAGCCGACCGTGGAACAACGGCTCTCCGCCCTGGAGAAGACCGTCACCGAGCAGGGCAAGCGGCTCGCTGCCCTCGAAGCGAAGTGAGGAACCCATGTCTGAGATCAACCTGCCCGCCGCCGAGACCGTGGTGAAGACCGCGAAGACCTACGCGCGCGACCTCGCCGAGCGGACCCTCGCCACGGCGGTCGTCGCGGCCGGCGGCGTGGCCATCGCCGCCGGCCCCGGCGACATGTTCCACGCCTCGTTCTGGGAGACGATGGCGGCGGCCGGGATCGCCGCAGCCGGCACGCTGCTGAAGGGCATGCTCGCCCGCGCGTTCGGCACGAAGAACAGCGCGAGCCTGGTCAAGGGCGTCTGATGTGCGCGGCGGTCCGGCGGCTCCGGCAGCGGTTGGGCCGCCGCGGGACAGCGCTCGTGCTCCTCGGTATCGGGAAGGTCTGCTACGGCGCGGGCTACATCTTGACGCCCCAGCCCGAGACGCGGGGCCTGGAGCTGCTCACCGACCACGGCACCATTCGTTGCTGGGCGATGATCTGGGTGGTGTGCGGCGCGGTCACGTTCGGGTCGGCGTGGCTGCGGATCGGCCGCGACCGCTTCGGATTCATCGCCGCGCTCATACCGCCGTTCGTATGGGGGTTCGCGTTCCTGTGGGCGTCGGCCGCCGGTGACTTCCCCCGGGGGCCGGCCATCTTCGGCTGGTACGCGACCAGCCACGTCGGCATGATCCTGTGGGCCGCGTCCGTGCCGGAGTACGAGATGCCCCACCCTGCACCAGGGAGAAGACGGTGAGCGGAGGCTGGGGGGTAGCGGCCGGGATCATCGGGTCGGTGCTCGGCGCCATCGCGTTGCTGGGCTCCGGCTTGTTCGCGGCGCGGGCCACCCGAACGGCAGCGCGCACGACGGCCGAAGCACAACGGGCCGCGGCCGAGGCCGCAGCCGAGCCCGCCCAGAGGCAAGCGGACCTCGCGACTTTCCGAGAGATCCGGGACGGGCTGGAGCGCAAGATCGACCGGCAGGAGCGGCGCATCGACAGCCTTACCTCGCTGGTGCGCGCCTATGCCCAGTACGTGGCGGAGTTGACGGGGGTGATGCGTGAGCACCGCATCGAGCCGCCGGCCCCGCCGGAGAGAGTGGAGGAGTACGACCGGACGGGGGTCTGACCTGGCGTGAGCCTGTGAGTCCCGGGCCGGCATCGGCGTAGGAAGCCGGCCCGGGACGACTGCGCCACCCCAGCGACTGCCCCCGCTCTCCCCGCTCATGGGGAGGGCGGGGGCTCTTCGTCATTTCGACGCGCTACGAACGAGCCGAGTCCCTGCACTGTGTAGGTGTCGCCCGCTTCGCGCAGGTGCCGTAGCGCTTTCTGCGCGGTCGCCGAGGCGACGCCGAATTCGGCGGTCAGCTGAACGAGTGACGGCACACGCGTATCCGGCGGGTACGTCCCGTCGGCAATCCGGGCGCGCAGCACGTCAACGATCTGCTGCCACCTGGGCGCGTTGTCCGCGAACTCGATCATGCATCTCACGGTGGCACTGGATAGCGCGTCACGCGATGTACAGGAATGGGTGCTGTCCCGTAGCGCGCTACCCCGCGCTATGGCTACTGTGCGGACACGAAGGGCCCCCGCGATCGCGCGAACGACCCGGGGGCGTGGCCGACTGGCAAGGAGTCGACATGGCGCACCGTACCCCGCCCGGCCCGCCCGGGACAGAGCTACCCGGGACGCTCCCCGAGATCCCGGCCGCCGTCCTGGCCGTGCTCGCCCAGCCCGCGCTCGACAGCCTCAGCGACACTCGGGCCCGCGGCGCCACCTGCGTGTGGTGCCCCGCCCGCCTCACGCCCGACACCGCGTACGACCTCGGCGACCGGCCCCACCCCGCGGGCGGCCGAGCTTTCCCCCGCGGGTGCCGGCGCTGCGTACAGCAGGCCATCCACGCCGCCCACCACCGGACCTGCGACCACTGCCAGGACGACCCCACCACCTGCACCCTGCGCCGCGCGCTGCGCCGCACCGCCCTGGAGGCACGCCGATGACCGCGCACTCCACCGCCGGCGCGGACCTGGCCCTGCTCCCCATCGCGGTGGCCCAACTCGGCGAGCAGCAGCTGGCGGGCGCGGCGTGCGCCTGGTGCGCCGCGCCCGTCGTCGATGCGGACCCGCGCGCCGTCGACCTCGGCGACCGGCCCGACCGGCCCGGCTTGCGCGGATGCCGCCGCTGCGTCTACCACACGGCCCTCGGCCAGCTCCACACCCACGCGCTCGCCTGCCCGGGCTGCCGCGTCGGGGCCGCCGCGGGCGGCACCTGCCCCACCGGCCTCACCCTGGCCCGCCTCATGAGGGAGTACTGGTGACGACGAAGAAGAGCACCCCGGATTCGGCTGCCCTGCTCGCGGCCGGACGCGCGGCCGGCTACTGCTGGGAGCAGAAGCCCGGCGGCCGCGGCAGGTGCACGCGCAGCCCCGGACACGACGGGCCGCACAAGGACTACTACAACGGCCGGAAGGACGTCACGGACACCGTCGGCTACGTCTGGCCCCAGTAGTAGGAGAGACCCCGTCCGGGCGAGCAGGCG